CTCTTGCAAAACAAGAACGTCAGTATTCCTTCCATCCAATATGAAAATAGGACCAAAAGAAGTCTCTAATGTTTTGTAGTTAAGTACCCCTAGGTTAAACTCGTTCAGCTTGTTTACGTTAGACTCAGCGTTGTATATTCCGCTGTAAGTAATATCCGCAAACCTATTTGCTTGCTTATAGTCTTGCGCAGAAACGGCTGTAACTCTTTCCCCAAGAGTAAACTCTCTTCCAATTAATGAGTCTCTTATTTTATAACTCTCGGCACCATTACCAAAAGAAAAGCAATTGAAGAACATGGTATCTACAATCGCAGGTGTATTAGTTGCAATATCTTGGTCTTGTACATTCCCTGAGTGGTTTCCGTCAGTATCAATAGAAAATGACAAGTTATTCTCAAAGAAGATGTCAGGAGATGCATCTATAGGCTCCGTCTCAAAGATTATTGTATCAAGAGCACGAAACACCTCTATGTCGGCATATACACAATACTTCCTTGAGTTTGGAGAACCTGCCCCCGTACAGCTTTTACCTGTAGACATTTCTAGCGTTAATTGGTTTGTGGGTATATTCCTATTAAACCTTAGATATACAATATCAAAGTTGTAATAAGGAGCTACAGGACCAATGGTTGGAATAAATTCTACAGTAGTTGTTGAATCTTTTGCTGTGCCATTGTCCAAAGAACTTTCTATATTGTCACCAATAAACCAATCATACATATTGTCATAATCAGCAGAAACAACATAATTTTGTTCTAAAACATAACCCCTTTGTTCACAAGCACCACCTACTCCTACACGAGACCACTCGATATAAAGTTTTATTCTACTGCCAGCAGGCACAGTATAATCTTCGTACAAAGATGTTACAGTATTAAGTTTATTCATTGGGTAAGCTAAATAGCTGTAAACACCTCCTTTTGGCGCACAAGCTTGTTTTCCCCCGGGAGCAACGGTTGAGTTAGGGTCTACGACAGCAGAAAAGCTGTTTGGATTTATTTTCATGTAGACACCTGCAGGTATCGTAACGTCCTCTATTGGAGTAATAAAGTCTGCAGCCTGCACAGCCTTATCAAGAACCGTAGCGTATGCACAATTTAGAAGAGGACCGCTTGTATCAGCTTTAACTATATACCTATCTCCTATCTCTACTTTTCTTGCATTTTCTCCCTCTAAGTAAAACCAAACCTCATTTGTATTCTCGTCTGTAAAGAATAAGTTGCTATAAATAATCTCATACTTCTCAGCGTCAGGCTTAATAACAAATTTATACCTACTAGCCCAAGCCGGAGCGACTTGAGTCGGAGGAATTGTTACACGTATACCATTCTTATTTGGAGAAAGACCACACGCTATATGCTCAGTGTTATTTGGACTAACCAATGCGGTTGTAGACCTGTTGTACTCGTCCATGTACACAATACCAATCTCATATCCTCTATTACTGTGCAGGCTTTGAGGGTTTGCTATCTCTTGGAACGTAGCACTTGCAAATGTAAAGGAGTAGTACTCAAATACATTTTGAGTAGGAGTAACAGTGTTATTAACATAATTCATTGCAATCAACTGAAACTGTATAACAGAGCTTGCAGGTGAGGTTATGATTGAGACAGGCGTATTAATGATATTCACACCGCTTCTAAACTTCTGCAAAGTGTCTAGATTGTTTGGTAGAACACAGTTTATCAAGTCTGTAAACGTTATACCGTCACAAGACGTTTCGGTCCCGGGTACAGCCGAGTAGACAGGCTTTATATTCAAAGCAGTACCAACAGCAGACTGAAACTCAGGACTCGTTGCCATTTGGTATACAGAGCTGTAGTTCTGAGTCAAAAAGAACGAAAAATCTATCGATATATTGTCCGTTGTCTCAGCAGGGAATGGTAAGTCTCCCGAAAATGATTCGTGAGCAATTGTCATTTCAACAGCAATGGCAGCTCCTGCTACCAAAGAGAAGCCTGTCAGGTCAATGCTTATTACAGAGTTAGGAATGCTCTCAGGTGTGTCAATATCGTAAGACCCGATAGAAAAGCTTGTGTCAACATCAGACTGCCCAATAGTATCAGAAATAAGGCTTGTGGTATACTCAAACTTTACAGGGTTTCCGTTCTTATCAATTAAGTCATAGCCCTCTTGATAATTGCCATACATGAGCCTGTTACCCATAATGGTCTGCGCCACTGCTAACCTTGGAACGTTATCGTAAAGCCTAAGAACCTCGTTAGTTCCCAAAATGGTAAATATCTTGCTATTGCTAAACGTAAACTGATAGACAGTTTCATCTGCAAGACCCAAGTCTGCCTTGTCAAGCTTCTCTATAACCTTTACAATGTTGCTTGCAGATTCTTTAAATAGTAAATCAATACCAACAACAAGCGAGCTGCCTGTATTATAGTTAACAATTGCTGTATTGCAGAAGTTAACCATACCCTCGTTAAGCATGCTGTTTAGGCTAAAGCTAAAAGGATTTGGAACAAATGATATCTGAGACCACTGTGATGTAGCAGAATACTCCCCGTCAATGTACCGATACCTGTAGGCAAAAGATATAAACCTTGTGTCCATAAAGTTTTGCTGTCCGCTTGTTACAATCGGCTGTACTACAGGAGACTCTACAGGTGGTTTCTTTATAACCAATAGCTCTTCTGCAGTAAAATTGTCAACAAAAGATATAGGGGTTAAATAGTTCCTTGTTGTGTTTATGCACCTAGGCTGATTGTAGCCATCGGTAAAAAACAATAAATTGTTTATGATGTTAACACCCGTAATAAGGTACTTGTTATTGAAATTCAATGTGCTAGTAACCCCACTCCCATCATCTATACTAATAACGTGGTACGTTAGTATGTTAGTCAAAATATTGAAAGAAACAATAAGGTCAAGTACGCCTGTCGCACCAAGGGAGAAGTTATCGTCATGCACAAACCAATACAAAGTCTCATTAGCACTGTCCTCAATGGCACCAATACATCTAGCGCTTGTGCTCAAGGATGTTCCATTAATATACTTCAAAGACGTAAGAGGAAGATTCCCCTTGGTATTCTCTATAACACCCACCTCTGACTTCTCGGTAGAACCCATTCTGATGTTCATACCGTCAATATACTCACCGTCAGGAAGTAGACGTTCATCTACCAACTTGTTCATTCTTCCTGCTATAAACGTTCTTGAAAGCTTTGCCATATTATTTAAGTATCTTATCCATGCCTCTTAAGTTCATCAAGAGTCTTCCGGGATGAATGTTGCTGATTCTGATTTTGGCATTATTTAACAATGCCTTCCTTTCCTTTCTAGCACGATTGACAATGTATTCCTGAACCCCAAACTTAGAGTTCAATATCTCAAATTTAATTGCAGCGTAAATATACTGCTCAAACAACTTGTTCACCGTAACCAAGGACGCATCTCCACCCTCCATACCATCTGAAATATATTCAAGAATGCAAAGCTCTTCTGACATTGACGAGTCAAAGTTTATCACCCCTCTCTTCTTGTCAATATTGAACGTAGGGTTAAAATTAGCCGTCTCTGTATTTAATCCAAATGGAGTGCCTACGCCATACTCAAAGTACCAATTCCCGTCTATATTCCATCCTGACTGCCCGTCAAATTTATTCTGCTTGTTTAGGTAAATGCTTTTTTTTGTTTTAGCTAACCTATCGTAATCAATAGATGAGTACTGAGGCTCTAGTATCTTCCCGTCTTGGTCAAATAATATCCTTCCTGTATTGTCCTGCAAATATGCCTTAGACGATAGTGTTTGGATGTTCTCTGTAAGTGGTCTAAGCCACCCATCTTTATACAAGGATATCCTAACCCAATTCACAAAGTCAGACGGTAAGACGTATATCAATGAACTAGGAACTGTAAGCTCCAATACCTTTATCTCTTTAAAAGCATCGTAGTTCAACTCTTGTATTGCACGCTTAGCGTGAAACAAAACCTTGTATCGCTCCTCGTTATTCACCAACGAATGGTTGCCTGAATACATCAAGAGGAAGTTGTTTACAATATCCTGAAGGCTAACGTACTGATACGAACCCCAATTTGCATCTTCGGGAGGATTGCCATTATTGTTATAGTATTCATATTGAGATAAATATGCCATTTCTCGTTTTTTTTATTATTATTGGACACCAAATGTAGCTACCGCTTGTTGTTCTTGAGCCATACCAAATTGAGCAACTTCTGTCTCACGTATAATGATACCACAATATTGAAGAATTTTTGAAACCAATTTAAAAGCATCTTCAGGAGGAAGCTCAAAGTCTTGGTAGTCTAATTGTGATTGGTCAAACACAGGCTCACCACCGGTTAAAGATTGGTATGTCCACTTTGGAACTTTTGGATGCCTGAAGTAATCTGTTCTTACAGCACCATATCCTTTTATTGTTGCAGGATATAAAGTCATCAGGT